CATAAAAACGGAGGTATACAATGAAGATAAAAATAAAGGTAACCTGTGCAGGATATGATTTTGCCTACACAAAAGGTCAGATTGTTGATGCTGAAAAAGATGTGGCAGTTGCTTTAATAAAGGCAGGGTATGCAGAAGAAATAAAATCAAAAGAAAGTGTAAAGAAAGATGCTGACAATTGATTATGTAAAAGAATTTATGCGGATTGACACAGATGAGGAGGACGGATATTTATCTGTCCTTCTCATTTTAGCGAAGGAATTATGCGAAAACTATCTACGTACAAATCTTCCAAAAGAAAGTGAATCTGTAAAACAAGCACAGCTTTTAATCATTTCACATTTTTACGAAAACAGGAACGGAACACCGATTCCGGATACTGTATACAGACTCTTGGATGCTTACCGGAAAGAGGTGTTCTGATGAACTTTTCAAAGTTACGTCACAGGGTAATATTTCTGTCTCCAACATATATGGATGTAAATTCTATGCATGAGACCGTACCAAGATATACACCATACCATCCTGCAAAAAAGATAAGCAAAAATGATGTTTATCTTTCTTATGATAAGGATAACAATGCCGTGCTGATATATTCAGATGGAAAAACATACGAAGGAAAAAGAGCCATAAAGGAATTTTCAGTTGCGGCATTTGTTACACCTATGTCGGGGAGAGAGTATGAAGAGAGTCAGAAGATAAGGGCAGAAACTACATACAAAATATTTACACGGTACTTTACGGGCATAACTTCTGATATGCGGATACTGTATAACAAAAAAGAGTTTGAAATTGTGTCGGTTCTTGACCTTAATGAACGCCATGAGGAACTGCAGATTGTTGCAGCAGAAAAGGGAAAAATAACACAAAAGACAGGTGATTGAAATGGCAAACGATGACGGAACATTCGGATTCGATGAGCTTCAAAAAGCATTTAGCCGGATAGAAAAGAAATACCCCGATAAAGTGGATGCTATGCTCGCTGCTCAAGGAAGGCTTGTAACCAACAGAACGAAATCCAAAACACCTGTCGGGAAAACTAAAAAGTTAAAATCCTCATGGAGAATGAAGAAACCAAAGATGTACGGGAAAACGAGAGTTGTAAGAGTTCAGTCAGAAGCTCCTCATGCACACCTTGTAGAAGACGGTCATGAAATTGTCAGAGGCGGTAAGACAAGGGTGAACGGCAGAAAATTAAATGTGGTTGAGAGAGGTGTCCGTGGTATTAAATCCGGCGGACGTGTTGAGGGTAAAAAGATGCTTGAACAAAGCTTTAAGGACATGGAGGCGAGCTTTAGCAAGTCGGCAGAGAAGTTATTATCCGATTTAACAAGCGAGGTTGAGTTATGATACAGATAAAAGATATAGAAGAAGCAGTTGCAAAAAAGCTTACTGTAAACAATTTTTTAGCAGTTGCATCTGAAGTAAAGGAAGGCTTTCCAAAGCCTTCCTGTTTTATTGAAGTGTTACCGGTGGGTGTTGAGGTTCAGAATCAGTTTTCAGAGCTTGTAACACTTAGTGTTGAAATTACATATATACCTGAAATTGAAACAAAGGAAGAGCTGATTGAAAGGGCAGAAGAATTTAAACAGATATTCTTGTATTCTTCATTGCAGGTAAAGGACAGATTCCTTTCCTTAAATGAGATAATATTTGATATAGATAAATTAAGTCTTATCACATATTTTGAATTGGAATTCATACAGGAAACGGTAACGAAAACAGCAGAACTTCCAAAGATGGAAAATTTACATGAAAGAGTGGTGAAAGATAACAGTGGGACTTCCGAAAATACTAATTGAATTTAAAACCTTAGCTGAAACTTTAATCACAAGAAGTGAGCGAGGTATAGTTGCAGTTATTTTAAAGGATAACAGCAACACAGCATTAACACATACATATGGTAGTGAATCGGAGATTACCAAAAGCCATTATACGGCTGCAAATTTAAATCTCCTGTCACTTGCATTTTTAGGTACACCTGCAAAGGTGATTGTAGAAAGAGTCGGAACGGACGGAACAATTGACGAGGCACTTGAAAGATTGAAAAACAAAAAGTGGTCATACTTGGCTGTTCCGGGCATTGCCGATGAAGAGCTTGATACTGTAGTAAATTTCATAAAGGAACAACGGTCAACGTATCATAAAAGCTTTAAAGCAATACTTCCGAATGTTGCAGCTGATAATGAGGGAATCATAAACTTTGCAACCGATAATATAAAGGCAGGGGGTAAGACCTATACAACTGCAGAATTCTCAATGCGAATTGCAGGAATATTGGCAGGACTGCCTCTTAACAGGAGTGCTACATATTACACCTTGCCCGAGATTGAGAGCATACAAGAGAGTGAAACACCGGACACAGATGTCGATAACGGAAAGCTTATCTTAATAAATGACGGTACAAAGATAAAGATTGCAAGGGGTGTAAACTCACTTACAACTACAACCGAAACAAAGGGCGATGACTTTAAGAAGATAAAAATTGTCGAGGCTGTGGATATGATTCGTGACGATATCCGGACAACCTTTGAAGATGACTTTGTGGGTAAGGTCGAAAACTCATACGATAACAAAATAATCTTTATTGCTGCTATAAATAAATATTTTACCGATCTTGCATCAAGCGGAGTGTTATACAGTCAGTTTGAGAATAAGGCGGAGATTGATATTGAAAGCACACGTGCATGGTTATCTCAGAAGAAGGATGTATCAGCATGGGATGATGAAGCGATAAAGACAGCAAATACAGATACATATGTCTTTGTAAAAGCAAATATCCAAATCCAGGATGCAATAGAGGATTTGGATTTTAAAATATATATGGATTAAAGGGGTGATGTTATATGGCAGTAAAACCAACAGCACCAAGAGTTATGAACGGTAAATGGGGTATGGTCTACTTAGACGGTGAACCTGTATATGAAACCGATTCATATGAGGCAAAGGTAAAGATTGAAAGGGAAGATGTGGACTTTGTAATGCAGATGGCAAAGGACTCAAAAATGACAGGTCTTACCGGGGAATGGAGTATGAAAGTTAAAAAGGTGTTCTCAAGAGGAGCACAGTTACTTTCAGAGAAAATAAAGCAGGGACAGGATGTGCGTATACAGATTATATCAAAAATTGATGACCCTGATGCATACGGAAGTGAGCGACTTGTAATTGAAAATGCTTGGTTTAACGAACTGACCCTGCAGAAGTTTGAAAATGCAAAGATGATAGACGAGGAATACAGCGGTGGATTCACCGATTATTACTTCCCGGACCTTGTGAAAGTGAGGTAAGATTGATTAAAATCGCCCGGCTTACCACTTTTTGTGAGGGGCGGTACATTGAGTACAGCACCACTCACTTCAAAGCGGCAATCCGAACAATTTTCTTTCAATCTTAAATACGATAAATTTAATGAGAAAGAGGTTTTTTAGATGGATAAAAATACAAAAATAACGCTACAGGAGTTAATCCGCAGAAAAGAACAGATGTTAGAGGCAAAAAGAATCCCCAAAACAGCTAACCTGTACATAAAATCCCTCGGTGGTACAATTACCATTGAAAGTCCGACTGCATCATTAGCTAAGGATGCACAGGAAATGGATAACGGGGATGCATACATGGTTTATTCCTGTGTGACAGAACCGTGCTTAAAATCAAGAGAACTGCAGGAGGCATTCGGATGTATTGACCCGATGGAGATTGTGGATAAAATCTTCGAACCCGGAGAAATTCCGCAGATTGCAATTGAATGCTTAAAGCTTGCCGGATATATAGACGGTGTTAAGGTGGTTGACGATATAAAAAACTAATCAGAAGTGACGGAGAACTTGCCATGCTCTGTCACTTTTTAAATAGGGGGATTGAACCTGAGAAGATAATCAATCTCCCTATGCAGGAAAAAATCTTCTATAAAGCTGCTTATGAAATACACGTAGAAGATGAGTATGAAAAGTACAAGGCTCTGACCGGCGGTGATGCCCATGGCTAAGAAAAATATAGGGGCTACGCTTTCTATCAAGGATGGAAATTTTCGAACCGGCATAAAAAACGCCATAACACAAACGCAAAGTCTAAAAACTCATACAACAAATGCAACCGGGAGTCTTAAAAAACTCGGCTCACAAGGGACATCTGTGGGGACATCTCTCGGCAGTCTTGCAAAGAAGGTTACAGGAGTAGTTGCAGCTTATGCCGGATTTTCAAAGATTGTAGACTTTTCAAAAGAATGTATATCTCTTTGTGATGTTCAGGTTAAGTCAGAAGCAAGACTTGAACAGCTGATGATGAATGTTAAAGGCACAACTCTTGAAAATGTTGATGCTATGAAGAAATATGCAGGTGAGTTGCAGGGTGTAACAACCATTGGTGATGAAGCCACAATACAAGGTGCATCACAGCTTGCAACTTTTCAACTTCAGAGCAGTACAATAAAAACACTTTTACCGTCACTTCAGGACTTGGCAGTTTCTCAGTATGGTGTCTCTGTTTCGGGAGACCAGATGCAACAGATGGCAAATCTTATGGGTAAGGTTATGACCGGAAATGTCGGAGCACTTACACGTTATGGTGTTACATTGAATGAAAACCAAAAGAAGATGCTTGCAACCGGAAATGAGACAGAAAAGGCTGCAATGCTTGTTGAGGTTCTCGGACAGAACTTTGGTGGGTTGTCTGAGGCAATGGCAAATACTCCTGAAGGTAAGATTATTCAGGTTAAAAATGCATGGGGAGATATGCAGGAGGTTATAGGTAGTAAGCTATATCCGGTAGTAACATCATTTTTCGGGACAGTTGCATCGGTAATGCCAAGTGTTCAGAATATTGTTGTTTCGGCAATCGACTCTGCATCAGTGCCTCTTGTGTGGATAAAAGATAATGTTCTGCCTCCACTTGTTACAGCCTTTCAATCGGTGTGGAATTTTGGTGTTTCTGCATTTAATAACATAAAAACTGCAGTCATGGCAAATACGGGTGCATTCTCCGGCATCCTTACAATCCTTGACGGTGTTAAAAATGCACTTTTTGCGGCATTTGAGTTCTGTAAGCCTGCCTTAAATTGGGTGAAAGATAACGGACTACCCCTTCTTGTAAATGCATTGGCAGGAGTTGTACAGGGTGCAACGGCTGTTTTCAATTTCTTTGTGAATAACTGGAATTTAATAGCTCCTGTTATAGCTGGAATTGTAGGTGCCATTGTTGCATACAAGGTTGCAGTTGGAGCGGTGAGTTTGGTTCAAAATGCATGGGCTGTTATACAGGGAATATGTACTGCAGCACAGTGGGCATTTAACGTTGCACTCTCAGCTAACCCTATCGGAATTATCATCGTAGCCATCGGTGCCCTCATTGCTATAGGTGTGGCACTTTGGATGAATTGGGACAGCGTGTGTGCATGGTGCAAATCTGCATTTCAGGCTGTCGGTGATTTCTTCGTGTCTGTCGGAAACGGTATCGCTTCATTTTTTACGGGATTGTGGTCAGGAATATCCTCAACTGTTATGTCTGTCTGGAACGGAATAACCGGATTCTTGAGCGGAGCATGGAACACAATTTCCTCGGCTGCAACGTCTGTATTTACAGGAATCGGAACCGCAATATCAAATGTGTGGAACGGGATTGTAGGTGCGGTTAAGGGTGCAATTAACGGAATTATTTCAGCAATCAACTCAATGATTAGAGGTGCTGTTTCCGGTATCAATGGTTTGATTAACGGAATCAATAAGGTAACAGGTGCAGTCGGAATTCCTTCAATACCCACATTCACAGCTCCGCAAATTCCAATGCTTGCAAAAGGCGGTATGATAAGAACTGCAGGTTCTGTAATTGTCGGTGAAAAGGGACCTGAAATATTATCCTTGCCACAAGGTGCAAAGGTAACACCTATTGATAAGTCAACAAAACGTACTGAAAATAAATGGACTATAAACATATATGCAGATGGGAAATCGGTTGATGAAATATTGGATGAACTTGTACCAAGACTGAAGCTTGCAATAGAGAATATGTAATGTATTTGTAGTATATAAAATGTGAAAAACAGTTGAAAAATATGGAAAAATAGTGTATAATATATTTGTTGGAGAAATCCAACAGAAAAGGTGAGACTTAAAACAGTGTAAAAGCTGGGCGGTTATGCCATCTCGTAACTTGCAGACCATTGGTGCTAAAGCTATGACTTTAGACTGTGCCTGA